CACGCGCTCATCCACATCACGCATCACATCGGCACGTCCGGGTGTATGGCCTATGAAAGCACGGCGCTCTCGCGGGAGTTGTCCGAGGCGTATGTCGAGGCCGGCCGATGGGGGCTTGAGCCTCCCGATGTGATCGTCCGCTCTCACCGCCATCGCAATACCGAGGTCAGGATCCAGACCAAGAAGGGATTCTGCACGGTCTGTTCGACGGCGGGCTGGCAACTTAAGACCCCGTTGACCTATCGCATCGCCGGGGCGAGGACAGGGACACCTCAGATCGGCGGGACCGTCGTGCGAGTTGGCGACAGGGACACCTACACGCGCCATTGCATCTGGACGATTGGCCGTCCGGAGGAGGTAGCGCTGTGAGCGACGGCCAAGCGTTTTCGACCGAGGAATGGCTCGCCGCGCTCCAAGATGCCATGCGGCCCGAGGCGGGCGCTGAGGCTGGCAAGACGGTGCGGGAATTGAGCGACAGCACGAATCTCAGCGAGGATAGGATCCGCACCCTTATCCGCAAACTCCAGGCTCAGGGCCGGATAGCCGTCAGGCGTGCGGTACGGACGGGGATCGACGGGCGGGCGGCCAGTATCCCGGTCTATCTTATCGTCGGGGGAGAGGATGCCGTACATAGCCAACGCGAGGCGTGAGTCGTTTATGGGTTTCGAGAATCAGGTCAAGGACTTGAGGATCGACAGCGCCGGGGAACTGAATTATCTCATCACGAAACTCATGCTCACCTATCTCGCCCAGCATGGCGAGAATTACCGCATTATGAACGAGGTTATTGGGGCTCTCGAATGTGCCAAGGCTGAGTTCATCAGGCGGAAGCTCATCCCTCTCGAGGAATCTAAGTGCGTTGAGAACGGCGACGTATTCGGAACGCCAGGGGCCACGGAGTGAAAACGGCCTATATTGCCGGCCCGATGACACCCCGGGGGAATAGGCGCGACACACAGAACTCGGCTATCGAATATCTGCTGAATACCCGCGATTTGGTGCAGGCCGCCGTTGCTCTCATCCACAAGGGTTATGCGCCATACTGTCCGGGGCTTGATTTTCAGTATTTCCTGAGCCTCCGGCCCGGGGAAGTTATTTCCGAGGAAACTATCAAGGCTGTCAGCATGGCGTGGCTTGACGTATGCGACATCATCGTCCTCTTGCCGGGATGGGAAGCCTCGGCGGGATGCCAGGACGAATATTCGCGGAGCATAGAGTTGGGGATGCCCGCATATTACGGCGCGGAGAGCGTTCCAAGTGCCTAAGACACACCCTCAAGTCAGTCACTATGGAACGGGGTCGATTCAGCCTATTGATTTTATAGAATCGACGTTCACGCCCGATGAATATCGCGGGCACCTGAAGGCGTGCATCATCAAGTACTTGTGTCGATATCAGCACAAAGGGACGCCGCTCGATGACTTGCAGAAGGCCCGCGTTTACCTCGATTGGCTCATTGAGCATGAGGAGAAAGGAACAGCATGAAGGAATCTATCGCATTCACCAAAACGCAATCGCGCCTCTTGAACGAACTCAAGCGCCAGTACGAGCAGGCTTGGTTCCAACAGCTCAATGCCACGCTGGACGTGATCTATGAGGAGCTTGGCCTGACCGAGAAGGCCAAGGATGGAAAACATCGCCTCACGCTTCAACCTGGATTCGCCGGGGTCGATGTGCAGAATACCGAGCCGACGCCGGAGATCCCGAAGGGATAACATGACCGACCTCCCCCCGAACGGCAACGGGAGCAAGGCGATGAACCGCAGGGCGAAGTTCACGGCGGTCGCCTTGGTTCTCGTTACCGTTGCGTTTTACATTTGCCTATTCAAAGGCGCGGATATCAACTGGTTCATCGAGTACGGCAAGTACGTCATGCTCTGTCTGTTGTTCGTAGTCACGGGGATTACGGCTACGGATGCGATTATGAAGTGGCGGGGCAACGGAGGGGTGAAGCCATGAAAGCAGTTCTTTGTCCTGTATGCAACGGGATGGGGCGGGTTGCCGATAATCCGCCAGTTGGGTCAACGGGACCAGCGGATAAGACCTGCCACGGTTGCGGCGGCAAGGGATGGGTCGAGGTGCATGAGGATTATCCCTCTTATCCCTACGTCTTTTGGTACACGACATGAAGATCAAGCCATCCTATGTCATCATCGCCGCGCTTGTCGTGGCCGTGGTCATTCTCTCCGTAGTGCTATCCAAGACGATAGATAAGACATCCGTCCGCATCGGGAATCTTGAACAAGCAATTACTCAAGAGCGAGTAATCGTCGCCGAGAAGGACAAGATTATTGCCGCGCAGAACATCGTCATCGCGGAGCAGGACAAAAAGCTCTACACTTCTGAACAAGTGATTGGTCATATGACCACGGCCATTGGTCAGCGGGACCGGGAACTGGGCGAAATAAGGGGCACGTGGTCCAAATTAAGTACCGAGTGCCAGTTCAAGTTGCGCGAGTTGGATAACGTTTGGAGCGCGAAATTCACGCTCCTAGAGGGCATTGTCGTCGAGAAAGATAAACAGATTACGGCCTGGGCAGGCAAGCACGATGCTCAGGTCGCGATAAGCGACGCATGGAAGGCCAAGTACGAAGGCTCGCAACGGCTGTTAAGCATTAGCATGGGCCTTAACAAAAGCCTGATTCGCAAGGTGAGGACGCAGGCCATCCTCGGGAACATCAAGACAGGCGCCGTGGTTGCGGCAGCCGGATACATTATCCTCAACGCCATCAAGGTGAAATGAGATGTCGAAACTCAACCTCATCGAAATTTGCAATGCCCTTGCGACCCTGATCCTCGTGGCCATTCTCGCATGGGCCAAGGTCAGGGAGAGGCGGTTGACGAAGGCGGCGGGATTGAGCAATAACCCCGAACGATGTGAGCAGCATTCGATCAAGATCGCGGTCGTCGAGGAGAGGTTGGACCGCATCGAGAGAGACATTGCCGAGATAATCAAGAGGCTCCCATGAATATCATTCCCGAATATTTCGTCATGCAATTTGGCCTGAAAATACAACTGACGCCCATGAACATCGCCATGCTCGTCGCGCTCGGGCTGTGCGTCGCTGTCGTCTGGCGCTGGGCCACGTCGCGGGCCAGATCCCGGGCGTTGATCAGGAGAAGGAAGCGGAGTTGCGAGACGAGCAGGAGGCGGAGGAAACGCACATGACCCGTGAACAGGCGATGAAGTTTCTGCCATCCATGTTCCGAAAGTCTGCGCTCGGGGGCGGGAACGGATCGACGCTCACGGCCATGTCTGTGTTCATCAACTGGCTCTATAAAAACCATTTCGAGATCATCAGCCGGAAGGAGCGGGCATCCTTGCAAACGCAGCCCAATTATCAGCACCAGCTGGGGCCGGAGCCATGACCGGGGTGTGCGATGACCCCTCACAACCAGCGCCTACAATGGCTGTGCGGGTTCTTCGCGCTCGGCCTCGTAACAGACGCCCTCGTCGTCGTTTGGTACAGGTCTGTATCAAGTGGCCTAGTCTTATTGGCTATGGGTGTATCCTTTCTGGTTACGCTCGTACCCTTTCTGGTTACGTGGAAGGGGATCGAAGCTAGGCGTCCCGAGCTGTTTGTCGCCTACGCGCTCGGGGCCAGCGTCGGAACGCTGATCGGGATGGCGGTAAAATTAGCATGAAACTCGCTTTTCAACTCTTGACCACGCTCATCTTCCTTGCGCTCTCCCCTGCCATCGTCCTTGGCGTGCTCATCGTCGGCATCATGGCAATCTGGCGTAAGGCCAAGCCTGTCGTCAAGCCGGTGCCTGCGCCTCCTATTAAGCCTGATACCGCGTCTGTTCCTCTGGCGTCTGACCCTCACGCGCAAGATTGGGGCGATGTCGATTGGACGAAGATCGCGGTCTGTGATCCCACAAAGAAAGTCGGAACGTGCTGATGAAGGCCGCGATCCTTGAGAAGCAGGGCGCTCCGCTTGTCGTCGAGGACATCGAGCTCCCGGCACTCGGGGTCGGCCAATGCCTCGTGCGCGTGTACGCGAGCGGGATCTGCGGCAAGCAACTCGGGGAGATATCCGGGGCGTTCGGGCCCGACAAGTACCTGCCGCACCTACTCGGGCATGAGGGCGGAGGCATCGTCGAGGAGACAGGCATCGGCGTCACGCACGTCAAGCCGGGCGATCACGTTGTCCTGCATTGGAGAAAGGGTGCAGGCATCGAATCCGCATGCCCCAAGTACACGCGAGGCGACGCGCTCATAGGCGGGGGATGGGTGACGACGTTTCAGGAGTACTCCGTCGTCTCCGAGAATCGACTGACGGTCATCGACGAATCGACACCGCATGACGTTGCGGCGCTCATGGGCTGTGCCGTGACAACGGGCATGGGCGTCGTGTTCAACGAGGCGCGGCTCCAGCCCGGGAATAGCATCGCCGTCATCGGGTGTGGGGGCGTCGGCCTGAGCATCCTTCAGGCTGCGGCACTTGCGTCGGCTGGCAATATCGCGGCACTCGACGTTCAGGCGACAAAGCTCCGCATGGCTGTTGCGTTCGGAGCCACCCGGGAGATCAACCTGGCCGACTCATGGCTCGGGCTGAAGTTCATCACGTCCTACGACGTCATCGTCGATACGACAGGCAAGCCCGACCTCATAGCCGAGGCGTACAGGCTCGTCGCTCCCGGCGGGAAGGTCATCATGGTGGGCCAACCACCCCGCGGCAAAGCGCTTGTGCTGCCCGATGTGGCCGGCGACTTCAAGGGCAAGGTGCTAATGGACAGCACCGGGGGCCACACCTCGCCCAATGAGGATATCCCGCGATGCCTTCGCCTGTACCGCAAGGGCTTACTCAGGGTTGACAAACTGATTACTCATCATTTTCCGCTAGAGAGGGTGAACGAGGCGCTTGATATCGTGCGCTCGGGAGTGGCGGGTAGGGTCATATTGGAGATGGACGCATGATGACCAAGGCCGACCTGATAGCGTTCGAGCGCCATATCGCCGACTTGTATGACGACGGCGAGTTGCCTTACCTCGTCCACTTTTGCGGGGGCAATGAGGACCAGCTCATCGAGATATTCAAGGACATCAAGCCCGGCGACTACGTTTTCAGCACTCACCGCAACGCCTATCACGCGCTCCTGCATAGCATCCCGCCCGATGAGCTTGAGGCGAAGATCTTGGCGGGCAAGTCGATGTTCGTATTCGACAGAGCGCGAAACTTCTTCAGCTCGTCGATTGTCGCTGCTACTCCTGCCATCGCCGCCGGTGTCGCATGGGCACTCAAGCGCAAGGGGAGCGATCAGCGCGTCTGGTGCTTCGTCGGCGACGGGGCGGAGGATGAGGGCCATTTCTACGAGGCCGTGCGATACGTCGATGGATGGGACTTGCCCTGTGCGTTCATCATCGAGGACAACGACAGGAACGTCAGTGCGTCCAAGGAAGAAAGGCGGGGGACCGACCGCCTGCATTGGGGGCCCGAGTGCGTTCGCCGCTACAACTACACGCCCACCTATCCCCATAGTGGTACAGGCACTCCCGGCTGGCTGAAGTTCAAGCGGGAGGCACAGGTTGTCGCGCCGCCAGAGCGGCAGGACTCGACCCTTCCTGAATTGCTACCCGACCCTATCAAGTACATGGATGCGGTCAAGCACTCGATGAACACGCTGGCCCGTGACGGCGCTATCTTCATCGGCTACAACGTGCGGCACGCCTCGGCATACGGGGCGCTCAAGGCTGTGCCCGAGGATCAGCGCCTCGAGACACCGCTTGCCGAGAACCTGATGATGGGGTTAGCGATGGGGATGAGTCTCGAAGGGTTCCGTCCCGTCGTGTTCTTCGAGCGGCATGAATTCCTGCTCAATGCCCTCGATGCCCTAGTCAACACGCTCGACGCCATCGGCACGATATCGGGCGGCGAGTACCAGATGCCCGTCATCATCAAGGCCGTGGCAGGGAGCGTCAAGCCGTTCTACGCTGGCCTGACGCATACGGGCAATCTTGCAAGCGCCATGAGGGGATTCGTCCACTTCCCCGTTTACGAGCCTCAGACAGGCCCGGAAGTGCTGGCGGCCTATGCGTTGGCAAGGGAAGCTAAGGGCCCGGTAATGGTGAGTGAGGCCAAGGCGCTATATTGAACGTCCTCATAACAGGATCCTCCAACGGCTTGGGCCGATGCCTCGCATGGAAGTTCGCTTCGGATGAGAACAAGGTCATCCTGCATGGGCGAAACGAGACGCGCCTTACGGCATTCCGAGACCTACTACGTGAGGACTACGGCGTCAAGGCCGACATGGTCATAGGCGACATCCGCGAGGAAGCGACGCTCTGTCGGCTCTATGAGGCGGCGCTCAGGCATGAGATCGATGTTCTCATCAATAACGCGGGCGTCTATCAGCAGGGCGACCCGGGGAATATAAATCCGGCTGACCTTGATATGGTCATCGGGACAAATCTTATCGCGCCCATACGGCTCGCCCTGCTCGTCTACCCGATCATGGTAGCCAAGGGCAAGGGGCTCATCGTCAACATCAACTCGCTTGCCGGGAAATCGTTCAACGACAGGGAGGCCGCCTATTGCGCGTCAAAGCATGGCCTACGCGGATTCATGGGCTCGTTCAGGCATGAGGCCAAGAAGCACGGTGTAGGCGTACTTGACGTTTACCTCGGTGCGATGCAAACCGACATGATGCTTGGCCGCTCGGGATACGACAGCATGATGGACCCGGATGACGTGGCCGAGGTCATCGCGGGATTGTGCAGGGATGGATACGACAGCCTGAGAGTGAACGAGATTGAGATAGGGCGCTTATAGTGCCTATATGAATCTGTAAAACCTTCGGTATTACATCATAACTGCGGGGTAGACTAGAAGTTAGTCACCGGGCTCATAGCCCGGACACCCTATTCCATAGTCCCGACCTTATAACGGGCCATTATCAGGCCCGGGCCTTATAACACATCCATGAGAACAGCCTTCCCTGCACTTATCAAGTCTATCAGCGTCAAGTCCCTCGTCTCAGGCGACAAGGAAGGCGAGATACGTTTGCGCTTCCTGCCGACGGACGAGGTGATGGACGCGCTCCAACGGCTTCACAGGGCCGACGAAGAAGTCATCGTGGCCATCGTCGACCCTTCTGAAAATACAGAACAAATACAGAATGAGAAACCAACTCTACAAAAAAGGACAAAGCGGCAACCCTAAAGGGAAACCGAAGGGGGCGAAGTCTAAAATCTGCGAGTCCTTTTACCAAGATTGGCTTGTTGCATACAGCGATCCGCGAATTGGTCGATCTGAGGGTCTCGTCAAGTTTGCCCTTGCAAGTGCACACAACATGGCCATCTTCCTCAGTTGGGGGGCCAAGACCATGCCGTCAAGCGTGAACCTTGGCAACGCGCCCACCGCATCCGGCAGGGCGGGCCAGTTCATCGTCAAGGTCATTCACGTCAAGGGTTCAGGTCAGGGCAACGGGAACGGAAATGGCGACGGACACAAATGAACCCACGTGCGAGATCACGCTCTCGAATAGCTTCGAGCCGCTCCTCGATGATCAGCACCGCTATCTCGTCCTATGCGGCGGTCGAGGTTCAGGCAAGTCAGAGTTTGCCGCACGCAAATTATTTTACAGATGCCAGACCGAAGGCGGGCATCGCTTCCTGATACTGCGCAAGGTCCGCAAGACCGCGCTACAATCGGTCCTCGAGGTCATGCGGCGCCTGCTCGTAGAGAACGGCGTCGCCTTCGATTACAACAAGACGCACAACATCTTTTCATGGGGTGGGAACGAACTGCTCTTTGACGGCCTGGATGAGCCGGAGAAGATCAAGTCCATCAAGGGATTGACGGGAGTATGGGTCGAGGAAACGACCGAGTTTACCGAGGACGACTTCCTCGAAATTGACCTGTGCTTCCGTGAGCCCGGGCCGCGCTATCAACAGATCATCCTCAGCTTTAATCCCAAGGAAGCCCTCGCGCCCTGGCTTAAAAAGCGATTCTTCGACCGCATCGATCCCGACGCCCTTGTCCACGTCTCGACGATTGATGACAACCCCATCGACGAGATGCGGGCGACATACCGCCGGCAACTCGAGGGCATCGAGGACGAGGCAACTCGAGCCATTTACCTGCGCGGCGAGTGGGCGATGGCCCGGGGCCAGATATACGCCTGGGATGTCGTCGATCTGCCGCAAACGCGATTCGACGAGATCTTCTACGGCGGGGACTTTGGCTACAGCATCGACCCGGCCGTCTGCGTCCGCATATATCGCAAGGCTGATGAGTTTTGGGTCGAGGAGCTGATCTACCAGACAGGGCTCATCAATAGGCGCTTGGGCGAGTTGATGAAAGACAGCGGCGTCGGCGCGGACGACCCGGTCTATTTCGATTCGTCTGAGCCCAAGAGCATCGACGAGCTGTGCGGTCAAGACCTGAACGTTCATCCGGCGCAGAAGGGGCCGGACAGCGTTCGGGCGGGCATCGACTTCCTCAAGTCGAAGAAGATCCACATCGTGAACGGGTCAACGAATATCGTCAGCGAGGCGGGCGGCTATGCCTGGCGGAAAGATAAGTACGGCAACACGCTTCCCGAGCCCGCCAAGTTCAATGATCACGCAATGGACGCGATCCGCTACGGGATATTCACTCACTGCAAGCGCGACGCGGGCGGCCTTTTCATCTCTGACAAATCTGTCTTCTAACGGACGGTAAACATGGCACCACTATTCGGGCGAAGGGTGAAGATTCAGGAGCTTGAGGGAAAGGTTCGCCATCTCAAGGCGCAAATGCTGATTGTCGACAACATCCTCGCCGTCCAGGAGCAGGATGCCACATACACGGGAAACCGTTACAAGGAGTATCAGAACGCCGTCGAGGAAGTCAGTAAGAAATACCAGGGGAAAGCTGACTGGGGCGGGCTGCAGGTCGGAAGCATCGTCGACCTCCGCGCCTCCTACACCGTGGGCCAGGGCATCAAGGTTGAGAAGGTCGAGGCTGAGGGCGAGGGCAACGGCGATGCGGAGCTCGAGTTTGCCAAGCGGTTCATCGACAAGAACGAGCTTGACCATGAGCTCGTACAGGACTTGGCGCGTGAGGCTGAGATCGAGGGCAAGACGCTCATCAAGCTGTTCCCCATCCCCGCTGAGGTTGGCGAGCCCGCCGGTGCAGAGACGGATATCGGCATTCGCTGGATATCGTGGACGACGAATAAGTATACGGTCGAGACGGATAAGGATGATTACCTCCAGGTCGAGAAGGTTTGGTATCAGCCGACAGGGAAGGAAAGGGTTGAGCTCTTGCCCGATGCCTGCGTTTATAAGCGATTCGCAGGGCGGCTCGACATCCCGAACGAGACGATGCCGCGCGTCGCCAAGTGCCTGACGCAGATCGAGAACCTGGACAAGGCGCTTAGGGATTGGCGGGAGATCAATCGCCTGTACGCCGCGCCGACGCCGTACTTCAAGTGCGAGACGCCCGAACAAGCCAAGAAGATCAACGAGCAGATCCACGACCTCAACTGGAAGATCGGCAAGGCATTCGCGGCGACGACAGAATTCGATTACAAACAGCCATCCTCTGACGGGCAGGCGGCTATTGAGTCCGAGATCATCACCCTGATGAAACTCATTAGCGGCACAACGGGCGTTCCCATCCACTTCCTCGGCGCGCCCGAGCTTACCACAAAATACGGGGCGGCCAACGAAGGGCTCCTGGAACTGATCGCCATGTCGACCTCCAAGGAACGCGAGATATGGCGGGCGGCCTATACAGAACTCATCAGTAAGGCGATGAAGATGCGGAACGACATCGAGAAAAAGACGCCGCTCGACCCCGACAAGATCATCGTCACCATCCCCATGATCACGCAGGAAAGTTGGGAGCGCCTGACGACGACTTGGCTCGCGCTGTATCGGGAGAGCGCCATCTCCATCAAGACGCTCCTCAATCAGGTGCCTGGCCTCAACGTCGAGGAGGAGCTGGCGGCTAAGGAAAAAGCCGACGCTGAGGCGTTCGAGAAGGCCAAGGAGATCGCGGGAGCACAGGGCAACCAGGACACCGCTGATGAGGGCGGCACGGATACGCAGGGCAAGGGCAATCCATTCGGCAAGGGGGGCAAGTGATCACGACAAACGCACATATCAATCCGGCCAAGGTTGAGCCCAAGAAGCTCGGCATCGTTACGACTGAGGGCATCGCTACGCAGGCGCCCGAGCCCATCACGCGGGGGAGCGACCTGTCGAAAATGATTACCTCACATGACGTGGACGGCATGATGGGCGCTCTTGGCTACAAGCGGGTCGAGGAGCGCGACGTCGAGGACCACAGCAAGTCGAACACGCTGTTGAACGAGGGCTTGCCCGAGCCTGAGCCAAAGAAGAAAGCCAAGGCGAAGAAAAGCGCATAGGAGAGCGGCATGCTAC